ATTTAAAAATTGCAGGAGATCGTACATTTGATCCTTGGACAATCACTGTTATCAATGATGTTGATTTTAAAATTAGAACAGCATTTGAAAGATGGATGAACTTGATTAATAAGCATGAGGATAACTCTGGAATCACTGATCCAACAGCATACCAAAAAGACTTGTTTGTAAGACAATTAGGTAGAGCACAAGTAGGTGGTGCAGCTCCAAGTAGTGATGACACATTACCTGTTTTGAAAATGTACAAGTTTCATGGAACTTTCCCAACAAATATTTCAGACATTCCGTTATCTTATGATAGTTCTGATACTATTGAAGAGTTTACTGTAGAACTACAAGTTCAGTGGCTTGATGCTCTTGATTCACAATCAAAAACACAACTTGGCACAGGATCATAAATAGTGCTATAATAGTAGCAAAACGTTTATACAATGGCAAAACTTTTTGGATTTAAAATCCCTGACGGAGAGGATAAAAAATCGAAGGGGGTAGTATCTCCAGTACCTCCAAGCGATGAAGATAAATCAGACTTTTATGTCTCAAGTGGATTTTATGGTCAATATGTTGATATTGAAGGTGTTTACAAGAGTGAGCAAGATTTAGTTCGTAGATATCGTGAAATGTGCTTACACCCAGAGTGTGATAGTGCAATTGAAGATGTTGTAAACGAAGCAATCGTTTCTGACTTAGATGATTCACCAGTTGAAATTGAATTATCAAATCTAAATGCATCGGATAGATTAAAAGATTCTATTCGAGAAGAATTTAAATATATCAAATCTCTCATGAACTTTGATAAGAAGTGTCATGAGATTTTTCGTACTTGGTATATTGATGGCAGAGTTTTTTATCACAAAGTTATTGATTTAGATAATCCATCAGAGGGTATTCAGGATATTCGTTATATCGATCCACTTAAAATAAGATTAGTTCGTGAGACAGACAAAACAGGATCGAATAAATTATCACCATTTGATGTTGCAAGAAATGGAAGTGATCCTAAGAACTCAGGAGCTCCAAAGATAAATGAGTATTATGTTTATGATCCAAGTGCTGGAAAAAAAGGTGGAAGTGGAATTTATCCAACACAGAATGCAAAAGGTGCAGTTAAGATTGCAAAAGATGCAATTACATATTGTACATCAGGATTAGTAGATCGGAATAAGCAAACAGTATTATCATACTTACATAAAGCAATCAAAGCACTTAACCAGTTAAGAATGGTTGAAGATAGTCTTGTAATTTACAGATTATCTCGTGCTCCAGAAAGAAGAATATTTTATATTGATGTTGGTAATCTTCCAAAGATAAAAGCCGAACAATATCTTCGTGATGTTATGAATCGTTATCGTAACAAGTTGGTATATAATGCCGATACTGGAGAGATTCGTGATGACCGTAAATATATGGCAATGCTTGAAGATTTTTGGTTGCCAAGAAGAGAGGGTGGTCGGGGAACCGAAATCACAACTTTACCTGGTGGACAAAATCTTGGTGAGTTAACCGATATAGAATACTTCCAAGCAAAATTATACAAAGCATTAAATGTTCCATCAAGTCGATTAGATAGTCAAGGTGGATTTAACTTAGGCCGTTCATCTGAAATATTAAGAGATGAACTTAAGTTTACTAAGTTTGTAGGAAGATTGAGAAAAAGATTTTCTGGTGTATTCAATGATATGTTGAAAACACAATTAATTCTTAAAAATATTATTACCCCAGAAGATTGGAATGAGTTAGAAGATCACATTCAATATGATTTCCTATATGATAATCATTTCTCTGATCTTAAAAAGAATGAACTATTAAACGAACAACTTGGTGTGGTTGCATCGATGGAACCATACATGGGTAAGTATTTCTCGAATCATTTTGTTCGCACAAAAGTTCTTAAGCAAACTGAAGATGACATCAAAGAAATAGATAAGCAAATTAAAAAAGAAATTAAAGATGGAACTTTAATGGATCCAAATGCAATGATTGACCCAAATACAGGTGCACCAATGGATCCTAATATGGATTTAGGTCAACCAATCACAGAACCAGATCTTGAAAGTCAAGGTTCTGCAACTGAAGCACCTGAAGGTGGAGAGATATAAATAAATATTAGTCAATATAATATTTTCTTAACATGGCAGCAAATGATGATTTAATGGACATGATGGTCGCTGATGCTAATGCATCAGATATTAGTGATAAAATTAAAGAAATTTTATACACAAAAAGTGCAGAAATGATAGATGTTGCACGACCACTGGTAGGTGCAGAACTTTTTGGTGACGAAGTTCCAGAAGTCTCTGAGGAAGAACCAGAAACTGAAGTTACAAATGAATTAGAAACTGAGGAGGAACCCGATGGCGAATAGAACTTTAGTAACAGGTGAGTCGGCTGCATGTGGCACTAATGCTGCTGGTGCTTCTACGTTTGGTAATGCAACGGTGGTTCGTCTTATTAATAACAGTAGCACACCAAGATTAGTAACTGTTGCTACTGCTGTTGGTGGAACAACAGTTGGAAGCTTTATGATGCCAGGTAACACTGTTGAATTTGTTGAGAAAAAATCAACCGAGGCAATTTTTGCTGGTGCAGATACTGTCTTGGGTTCATCTGTAGGATACACAAATTAGGAAAATGAAATTAATCACAGAAGAAGTCTCAAACGTAAAAATAATTACCGAAGGTAAAGGATCTAATAAGAAACTTTATATTGAAGGTGTATTTCTACAAGGTAACATCAAAAACAGAAATGGTAGAATGTATCCTGTTGAAACTCTTGCAAGAGAAGTTAACAGATACAACGAATCATTTGTTGGAAAAGGTAGAGCACTTGGTGAACTTGGACATCCAGATGGCCCAACTGTAAACCTTGATCGTGTTTCTCATAAGATTACATCACTTGTTCAAGAGGGAGATAATTTCAGAGGTAAAGCACAATTACTTAATACACCAATGGGTAAAATTGCATCTTCACTTTTAGATGAAGGTGTGATGTTAGGAGTTTCTTCTCGTGGTGTTGGATCATTAAGAGAAGATCGTAATGGATGTAAAGTTGTTGGTGAAGATTTTATGTTAGCAACTGCTGCAGATATCGTTGCTGATCCATCTGCACCCGATGCATTTGTATCTGGAATTATGGAAGGAAAAGAGTGGATTTGGGAAGGTGGAATTCTTCGTGAACAACAAGCAGCACAAACACAGAAGAGAATAAACACCCTCGTTGATCAGAAAAGACTTGAAGAGAAAAAACTCGAATTGTTCGGTGATTTCTTGACAAATCTTTAATTTATAAATAACTATAGTAAATTTTAAACAAAGGTTAAATCGGAGAGTTAAAAATGTCCCGTGGTACTAAATTACAAGAAATGGAAGTAAAGACACAGCAATCCAAGACTGCCGTTAACGCTGGTGCAAAACCTGGCGATCCAATGCCAAAGTTAACAACAGGCGGTACACCCGTATCATACGAAGATCTTGGAGGCCCTACACCTGAAAATTCCAAACCAGATGACGATTCAAACAAATTGAAGACACCTGGTGTTTCACTTAAGCAAGTTAAAGATGTAGTGAATAAAGGTGCAAAACCAGCTGATCCGATGCCTGCAGGAATGAAGGAAGAGGAAGAGACTGAAGGAGAAGTAGTTGCTGAAGAACCAGTAAAAGAAGAAGAAACAGTAGTTGCAGAAGAAGAAGAGCAACCTGAATCAGTTCTTCGTAAGAAGATGGCAGATGCAATTAAAGAATCAGAAGAAGCAACAGAGGAAGAAGAAGTTGTTGCTGAACAAGAAGAAGTAATAGAAGTTAATATCGAAGATGATATTAACGCATTAATTGCTGGCGAAGAGTTGTCGGAAGATTTCCAAGAGAAAGCAAAGACAATTTTTGAAGCAGCAATTAACTCTAAAGTTTCCATCATTAAGGAAGATTTAGAGAAAGAGTACGCAAAGGTACTACAGGAAGAAATTGACTCTACCAAGATCAAGCTCACAGAAAGAGTTGACTCTTATCTTGAGTATGTAGCTGGTGAATGGTTAGAGGAAAACTCTCTTGCTGTGGAGCAAGGGCTCAAGGCAGAA